AATCTCATTTTTAATAAGATCACCCAGGCCGTTTTCTCGAAGCCATGTATAGGCTGCTTCTTTATTTGCTACTGTAATAGAAGCGCCATAAACTGGTTTAACTTCAACTGAAGAACCATCTGCTAGTTTTAATGTAGAGATATTCATCTCTTGCATCATGGTAGGTATAACCTCACCAGAAACTAAATCGATGTGTCGTTTCAGTTCTTTTAATTCTTTTTCTTTTTGTACCAAATCATCTTCTAATTGTTTTAATTTAACAACTTGATCTGATAATGATTTTGCATCGTTTACTGAGTTAAGATCTTCTCTTTGATCTTCCTCAAAATTAATCCCATCAGTTGCTGCTGGGAATTTTTGTGTTAGTTCACTCATCTATTTTTCCTTTCTCGTATAAATTAATTTTAATAGGATAGTATTTTCTTTCTTGTCTGTCCCATTTGAGTAAATTATATTTTCCATTTGTAATATCAGATACAATAGAACATGCAACACCTATGATAGCAGGATCACCTGTTAATAATAAATAATCATCAGGTCTAAAATCTTTTAAAAGTTTTCTTAATTTAAAAATTAATGGACCAGGTGAAAAAATTATTTGAGATAATTCTGGTAACAACGATTTTACTTCACCGTATTCTCTAGCACCTACAATATTTATTTTAGGTGTTCCAGCTTGTGTACCAGGTACGTCTTGCACTAAATAAACTATTCTTTCTGACATTGACAATCAATATAAAGATGTTATATATTTTGTCAACTAGAAAGAAGAAAAATATTATGAATTATAAATTTAAGACAAAGCCATACGAGCATCAGCTCAAAGCTTTAGAAATGTCATGGGAGCGACCATACTTTGCATACTTTATGGAGATGGGTACAGGTAAATCTAAAGTATTAATAGATAACATATCTATGCTTTATGATAATGGTAAGATCAATGGTGTTCTAATTGTGGCACCAAAAGGTGTAGTAAAAAACTGGCACGAAGGTGAGATACCTACACACTTAGTAGATCATATAGAACATAAAAATATTTTATGGCAGTCTTTAATTAATGTAAAGCAACAAAGAAAATTAGACTCACTATTTGAAACAGGTGAAGACTTACATGTATTGGTTATGAATGTAGAATCTTTGTCTACTAAAAAAGGTGTAGCGTTTGCAGAAAAGTTTTTAAATTCACACAGAGCATTGATGGCTATTGATGAGTCTACTACAATAAAAAACCCAGAAGCTAAACGTACAAAAAATATTGTAACACTTGGTAAGCTTGCAACATACAGAAGAATACTTACAGGTTCACCTGTAACTAAATCACCACTAGATCTATATAAACAATGTGAGTTTCTAGAAGATGAACTACTTGGTTTTAATTCTTACTATGCATTTAGAACTAGATATGCTGTCATGAGAACAGCAAACTTTAGTGGTAGGTCCGTACAAATTGTAGTTGGTTACAGAAATCTAGATGAGCTGTCTGATAAATTAAAAGCATTTTCTTACAGAGTATTAAAAGATGAATGTCTAGATTTACCTAAGAAAACATTTATGAAGAGAGAAGTATTGCTTACACCAGAACAAAGTAAAGCATACCTACAGATGCAGAAGCTAGCTCATGCACAGCTAGATGGTAAGATGATGTCTACAGCTACGGTATTGACTCAGCTAATGAGACTACAACAGATAACTTGTGGTCACTTCACGGCTGATGATGGTACAATCAAAGAGATGCCAAACAATAGAATTGGTGAGCTGTTAGATCTATTAGATGAAGTAGAAGGCAAGGTTGTTATCTGGGCCCAGTTTCAAAGAGATGTACATAATATAATAAATGCACTATCAAAAGAATATGGAGAAGGTACTTTTGTAGACTACTATGGTCTTACGCCACAAGAAGAAAGACAAAGTAATATACAGAAATTTCAGGACCCCGATTCCGGAGTCCGGTTCTTTGTAGGAACGACCCAAACTGGTGGTTACGGTATTACACTTACAGCTGCTAGCACTATGATATACTATTCAAATGGCTACGACCTAGAGAAAAGACAGCAGTCAGAGGCTAGAATAGATCGTATCGGTCAAGAAAAACCTATGACTTACATTGACATTATATGTGAGAATACTGTAGACACGCGAATAGTAAAAGCTCTACGTAAGAAAGTAGATATAGCTACACAGATAATGGGAGAGGAATTGAAAGCATGGATTTAAGACCAGGAGTTATTGTAAGAATGGGACTATGGATTAGTCTTGTTATGTGTATGCTATGGATGTTAAACTAAATCTTTAGCTTTACCAATAATAGGTTTATATTTTGTTTTACCTTCTGATTTATATGCCCAAAGGTAAGAAGCTCTTGGAGTTCCTTCAACATAACTACAATGTATCCAGCCCGAGTTGGGTTCGCCTGGAGTGTAGTACTCGACTATCAATTGATCATAGGGTAAATTACTTTTAATCCAGTCAGCTAGTTCTGCATTGTCTACGCCAACACATTCGAAATCTGCCGCTTCAGCTTTTGCATGCTGGCTGTTACTTGAGCTGCCGATGGCAAGACACAAATCTACGCTACGAAAACCGCTAGTGATCTTAACCCTGCCAAAATGGTCACGAACTGGTTGTAAAATATTTTCACATAATGCTTTTAATTTTTCTACTTGTTCTGCACTAGGATTATTATTTATGCCTTTACGTATGGCAGTGTCGCTTTTAGTAAGCTCTGAGAGAGTAAAGTTCCGCGTTAAATTCATAGTTTACCCTTTAGTTCGTTTAAATATTTTTCGTTTTCTTCTTGTTCTATTTCTTCTGGAGTTTTATTTAATTTATTTATAACATAGTATACAGCAATAGCTCCTATACATATACAGGCCATACCATAAAAAAACATTCCAATACCAAAACTAGCTGTCATTATTTCATGTAGTTCATGACTAAAGCTAGAATCATAGATCCCATTCCAGCAACAATCATATATTCAATTCTTCTAATACGTTCTTTCATTTCTTTTATTTGTTCGAACGTCTGCTTCTGCATAATTCTGCAAAGCTTTTCATGGTCTTCTATTTTTTGTAATGCCGATCGTTTAGCCATAATTATCCTGTTGGAAATAATAATCGCAGTTTTTGCTCTGTTGTCAAGTTAGAAAAAGACCCTGCTGCATTAGGATTATTAATAATATTTGCATCAACACCAGGTAAATTCAACGTTTGTGGTGTGAAAGGTGTGTCCTGTGTAATAGGTAGTAGAGGGTTTTCAAATACTGGAAACTCTGGATCTAATAAAGATACTCTAGCCATAGCGTTTTGTAAATTAGCTAGTGCGCTTTGTGCTGCAAGAAAAGGATTTGCTTCACCAATCTTTGCTGCATTTTCTGCAAACGCTTGTTGTATTTCTGGTGATATATTTATTGGTCTAAATAAATTATTAACAACTGAAGCAACCTCTACATTTGAAAGTCTATCTGTAGAGTTTCTTAAACCTGATTGACTAATACCTAATGTGTTTGCTGCATCTAAATCTAATTTAAAATTTTTTCTTACACCAAACAAAGCTCTGTTTGCATTTATGTATGAGTCTACTATTTCACTTGGATCAATTGGTCCACCACGTAAAGCTTCTCTAGTAAACAATTGTCTAGATTCCCTTACACCTCTTTGGTAATCTGCAACTTTAAATTTTAAAGTTCTGTCTGGATTAACTGCTACAGATCTAAAACCAAATAAACCTGCAAACTCATCACCAAACTCATACGCTTGTCCAAACTTATCAAACTTACCTTTTTGTATTACATCAACAGACTCAATAGATTGATCTAATCTTTTTAATTGGTTAAGTGAGAATGGCATCTGTGCTTCTACCAGGTGACCCATGATCTTATATGCTTTGTCACCAGCTGTATCTTGTGGGTTAAATACTTGGAAACCATCTCTAGTTCTACCACCTCTAGCTATAATATCTGCTACTGCTTCTGTCCAAATAGATTCTGATATAAATGGTTGTGCAAACTCAGACATAGATCCAAACATACCAGCAATGAAGTCATCCATCATACCATCTTCATCTGTTCTACCATCAGCTACTTGGTTTAAAATAGTTTGAATAGGTCTAACTAATGTGTCGTATGCATTAGCGTGACTGAAATCTATGTATTTAAAGTTACCTTCTTCGTCTTTTATTGGCAGTAGTGTTGAGTTTTTTGACCAGTCAGCTACATATCTTCTAAGAGCTTCTCTCTCTTCGTCTGTTACATCATAGATAGCTGCGAACGCTTCTGCTGTTGCAGCTGGTACAGCTATTGTAGTTGCACCCATACCAAATAATCTAGTGTACCCTATAGCTTGAAAAGGTTTTACTTTTGTACCATCAGGTAAAATTATTTCTTCGTTTATTTCTCTAAGACCACGTCTTACAATGTTAGTTCCTGTTCTAGCAATCTCTGCAGGGAACGATACGAAGTTACCAATTGGTAGTTTTCTTAAACCTTTTACAAAGTCAGATACGTAGTCATAGTTTGGTACATTGTTTTTAATTATATCTGCAGCTTCTTTTTTTAAGAAGTTGTCATCGAATGTAGTTTCAATACCATTTCTAATAAATGATTGTCCTTTTGTTAGACCTGCATTTGTAAGATTTTTTTCTAATCTAGATTTTTCCATGGCCCATGATGCTATCTTCCAGAAGTCATCCTCAGCTGTATATAGATCTTGTGATACTGATTTTAATTTTGACAATGGTTTTAACAACATTCTAAACCCTTTGTCTGCTGTCATTGTTTCACCGAAGTTTACATCTTCTAGTAGTCTTGTTAGATCTCCAAGTCTTACGTTAGAGTTTACTACACCTAATTGTAGTAGCTCTTCGTATAAATCATTCTGCATTCTTGTACCTTTAAGAGGTGTTTGTAATGCTTGATAAGCCATTTTAATAGCTTCACCATCAGGTATGATACCATTTGCTGTTGCAAAGAAACTAGCACTAACAAAGTTTCTCATGTGTGTAACTGGTGATAAAATTGTTTTAGCTACCTGTGATAAACCTTTTGGATATAAAACTAAACTTTGATACAGCTGACCCAACATTCCTGGTTCCTGTTGCGTTAGTCCTGTATCTTTTAAAGCTTTAGCAACACCAGGTCTTGCAAAGAACTGTGACTCTCCAAAAGGGTTTGTTGCACCCATAGCAAGATTGTTTTTATCTAATACTTCTTTTTTAACACCTTTACCTGCATCAACAGTTAATCTTTTAGCGGGGTCAATAACTTCTACTAACTGGTAATCAGTACCAAATAATTCTCTAGCTTCGTCTTCACTTCTAGCTAAGAAAGGTTTTACATTACTTGTACCTGATCTAAATAATTCTGCAACTTCATCATTCTTTTTTAACAAGTCTCTGTAAAACATATTACGTCTTGTAAGCATAGATAGTTTTGCAGTAGCACCTATGATTGTTTGCATTGGATTTCTTTGTTTACCAAATAGTTCTTCAAATACTTCTCTGTCTGCTTTTGATTTTATTTCACCAATTGATACAAGTGGTTGTGCAGTTCTTCTTTGTAGTGTTTCATCTAGCACAGTTCTATTAACAAAAAAATCTGGTACTTTAAATATAACATCAGAAGGTTTATCTAATCTAAAACCTTTAGGTAGATTAGGGTCCTTTAGTGCATTGGCTACTATCTGTTCTGCTTCTAGATCTGTAAGATCCTTACCAGCTTCTTTAGCACTACTTTTAAATACTTCTTTTGCCCTGTCTATTGCTTCTCTTGTAGGTGTGTATGCAAAAAAAGGTAATATACTTTTGTTTTGAAATACATCATACGTTGCACCAATATAGTTTTTAAACTTGTTACCAAATAATTTTTTAAATTCTTGTATTTCATTTTTACCTAGTGTTCTTCCTAGATTAGAAAATAGATCAGCCCATTTATCTCTAATAGTTGTAAGGCTACCAAATATAGTACCCATAGTTTCTTCATCTACTTTTAAGTCTTGTAATTTTTTAAGTAATGCTTCTTTTTTTGTTTGATCTAGTGCACCAAACTTTGCATAACCAAGGTCATCTATTTGTGCATCTCCAGATAATAATAATTCATTAATATCTTTTAGTAATTCATCTCTTTTCTTTTGATTAGTTCTGTTAGCTATATTTCTAAACGGCGGAAATATTTTATCGATAGCTATGTCTAGTTCTCTAGATATGTTTTTTGCTTTTACAGCATCAGCAGATCTTTCACCAATATTAGTTCTTTCAATATCAAAAAACTCTTGGGTCTTACCACTTCTAGCTCTGAACCCTGATGCAATTTTATCTATAAATCTATCTATCTTATCGTTTGAATCTGTAATGTTTTTATTTCTGTTAGTTAGTTTTTTAATAACTTTACCTGTACCTGCAATTACACCTGTAAATAATGCACCTTCTGTACCAAACTTAACTCTGTTTAATAAATCTGTTAATGGGTCATCAGTCTCTCTATCTATCTCTGTGGGTCCACCAATTAGGTCACCAAACGTACCAATCTGTTCTACATCACCAACAAACGTTGCTTCACCAACACCACCTCCAATAGCACCACCAATAAATCTATTTGTCTTACCTTTGGTATTTAAGTTTACAACATCGTCAGCTAGTTTTTTTACCTGACTTGTAGGTTTAAAATACTTACCAGCTTTTGCAGCTTTCATAGCATCAACTGCAATCTTAGATCCTACTCTAAATCCTGCAGTAGCAGGTATACCAATGTTAACTAATGCTTCTGTTATCTGTCCAGCTACAGTTGCTTCTGCTTTCTCATCTAATGTTGTAAGATCATCAAAGAATGCTTCAACTCTAGCTGCTCTGTTTTGATCTACACCTAGATCTAATAGTGTTGCACCTAATGAAAAGAAACCTTTTGGTATTGCAAGAAGACCAGAACCTACACCAGCAAGTATAGATTCAATTGTACCTACTCTATTGTTCGATTCTGCTTGTTGTATTTCGAGCTCTCTTAGGCTAGCCATGAGTTACTCCTAACCAATTATTTTATCTAAGCTTATATAGTTCGCTGTTTTTTTGCCGTCTTCTCCAACACCAATTTCAACAGCTCTTCCGTTTACTACATAAACGCCTGGATCTATTGTAGAGAAGTTTTCAGTAATGTAATCTATTTCGTCTTTACCTGTGTTATTCTTTTCCCATTTTTGAAACTTAGTGTCATCAAAAGTATCTGTAACTTTACCACCTTTTGATTCTATAAATGATGATACAATATCACTGTTAACTAAAGTTCCTTTTGCTTTAGTTGCAGCAACCATATCTGCTACAGAAGTCTCACCTAATGCTTTCTTTCTGTAACCATCTTCTCCTAATATTGCTAACTGTTTATCAAAGTCAGACATTTTAGTTTTGTTAATATCTTTTTGAATCTCAGCAGTAAGCACAGCTGAATCAATTTTCTTTTTAAGATCAGAAGATTTGTCTAAGTTTTTAGATATAGCACTAATTAGTTGTGACTGTAGACTACCGGACTTGATAGCTCCTTTTAGATCACCACCTTCTGCTTGTATAATTTTACTTGCATCAATTAATGAGTCGTAAGTTGCTTCTTTATTCATCTTATCTATACCCATTAATTTGTAATATTTTTGTTTTGTTTCGTTAATTCTATCTTCATTTATTTTTTGTTTTTCTGCGTCTGTTTTTGGAGATGTGTTTGGATCACCACCAGTGTCTCCACCAGTTACAGTTTTATTTTTATCTAGTCTTACAATTGGTGTGTCTCCACCTGTTTCTTCTACTTTACCTTTAGGTTTAAATGGATCAAGAGCTGTGCCTGGTACTAAAAAGTTTGCAATACCCTTAGCACCTTCTAATAAAGCTGGTCCTCCAATTCTTGCGGCATCATAACCTAAACTTGGTGCTGACAGTGTTAATAATGGATTTTGTTTTGCAAAAGAACCTATTCTAAAACCAACACTTTCTGGACGACTAGCCATAGGTAGACCTATACCTTTTCTAATTGTTGCTAAATCTTTTGCTCTACCAAAAAAACCTAATTTACCTGGAGTGGCACCAAATGCTCTAGCTGCTTGAAACCCTCTTTTTATAGCTGGTCCTGCAATTCTAGCAGCAGCAAGACCTGCTCTACCTATATTTAAAGCTCCTAGACCGGCAGCATATAAGGCTGGTATAAAGTGTTGTTCTCTACCTTCTGCATCTTTTAAAGGGTGAGCTCCAGCTAATAATGGTGATTGTTTACCGCCAACGATATTACCATCTTTCTTCGGTTCTCTCATACCATCCATGATACCCTCTTTGATAGGGCCGCCGTATCTGAACATTGGTCTATTTAATGGTCTCATGTACTACCCGTATAATTTACCAAACAATCCTGCAATACCTGCTGCTGTACTTAAACCGGTAGCAAACGGACTAGCTCCACCCATAGGTGCTGGTGGAGGAGATGCGAATCCAGCTAATTGACCTAGACCACCTCCGTATTGTTGAAGTCTTTGTTGAGGCTCGTAAGCTCCAGTTCTTGCAGCGTCTGCATCTGCTTGTAATCGTTGTTGTTCTAATCCTTGTCTAAATGCTCCAAGGTTACCTAGTGTAGCAACGTCTCCTGCTAAACCAGATCTTTGAAAATTAGATAATGCAAATTGATTCTGTAATGCTTGTGCTCTTTGAGCTTGTGCATTTTGAAAAGCTTGTTGATTCATTTGTGCTACGATACCTGCCCTACCTTGTGCAGTATCTGACATGTATTGTCCTTCTAATGCACCTTGTCTGCCACCACCAAATGCACCAGATGTAAATGCTTGTTGACCAATGTCTTGTAAACCACCTTGTCTTGATAAATCGTATTGTCTTAATGTTTCATCAATGACAGCTCCTTGATATGGAGACATAAATGATGCAATAGAACCAGCCCCGGTTCCTGCTCCAGGTCCCGTGAGTGTTTGTGCTTGTGTTAAAAACGGTTGGTAAGAACCAATACCTTGTGTTGCTGCTGTAATAGCTTGTGTTTGTAAAGGATCTTCGCCTGCAACAAATGATCTACCGGTAAACGTACCAGTGTTAATAGGTGTAGATGTACTTGCCGTTAGCTGACGGGCAAAATCTTTTGCTGAGGATTCTAAATAATCTGGTAATGCCATTATGCTATTCTACTCTCCAATAGTTGTGATTGATCAAACATTGCTTGTGCAGGATTTTCCATGCCCTGGGACTCTTCTGATATAGTACCACCTGCTTCCAGATTGTCCATCATATTTTGCATAACTTCAGCGCCTTTATCTATGTCACCTCCGCCTGCATTTCTTACAGCGTCTGCTGTAAATACAAATTCATTTTTGCTAAGTCTAGCTGGCACATCGTCCGCTCTTTCTTTAGCTCCTATCGGCACAAAGCCACCTTCTCTATAGTCTTTTTCCATACCACCTAAGTCCATGATACCACCTTCTGCTGCTTGTACTCTATCTGTATCCATTACTGGTGTATCTTTTTTAACCATACCTAAAAATTCTGTTGCAAATTCATATAACTTAATACCTTTTCCTTTTGCACCACTATCTTCATATTGAATTAACATGTCTTCAAAAGCAGCTTTATCAAAACCATATGGTGTTTCAAACAATTTCATAACATTACCCATACCAGCCATCATCATGTTTTCATCATCTGCTACAGTTTCAATACCTTCAACCATTTCACCTTGGTTGTACCCTTCTCTAGGTATGTCAGCTAATCCACCACCTGCAAAAGCTCCACCAAATCTTACAGCAGATTTAGGAGGCATAAAATATAATGCAGATTTTGTAGGGTCTGAATAATAAGCTCTAGCTTGATCTCTGATGTCTTCTATATCCATTTGTGGAGAAGTAAATGGTGTACCTTCGTCAACTTCTTCTTCATCACCACCCATAAAAAATGGCGCTGCAATAGCTGTAGCACCTAAACCTGAAAGCGCTGCTCGACCTAAACTAAAATTACCTGCTTTATCTCTAACTAGTCCTCGTAATAAACCAGTGTCTTTTGCAAATAGTTTACCAATACCGCTACCAAAATTTCTAAAGTTTGCTAGACCTCCTCTAAGTCCAGCTCCACCAGGCATAAATCCACCTGCTAAATATGCACCACCTGCTAGTAAAGCTGCTTTACCTAATGGTGATTTAACTATTTTTTTAATTGGTTTAGTTATTTTCTTAACTAATTTACCTAAAAAATATCCTTGTCTCTGGTCTTCGAGACCCATAATGCCACCCATATTACGCATTTGTCTTTCCATATTCATTCTTGAAATTGCCATAATCTTACCTTTTTATTGTCTTTTTCTCCTATAATCAATCATATATTTCTAGTAGGTCAGCTAGTCCGCCGTCCATATAATAAACTCTACCACCATCAGCTAGACCATATCCAAAACCTTGTCTACCACCAGAATCATAGCTATATCCTCCGGTTTGTCCTGAATCTCTATCTCCTTGATCGTCTCTAACTGTTGGTCCGCTTCCCGATCCAGGTCTTCTACCAGAAGCACCTTGTCTTGATGGATCATTAGGATCAGATTTACCTTGAGCAGCAAAATCTCTTTCACGTTTTGCAGCTGCTGCTGCCTCTGCTGCTGCTTTTTCTGCCATTTCTTTTTCATTTTTTATACGTTCTTTTTCTTTTTGAAAATAAAATTGTTGTTTTGTTCTTTTTAAGTTAGTTAGTTTTTCCCATTCTTCTATTTCGTCATCAGTTCCTCCTGTAACTTCTCCTGTTGCAGGATCATATGACAGTCCGGCTTTTTCTGCACTTTCTTGAAGAGATTCTCCTAAAGATGCTGATTTCTCACCTACATAATCTGCATAATTACCAAATGCAGATCTAGTATTAATTCCAAAAGGATCTTTAGATAGTCCAGATGTATTTTCACCAAACACTGTTGGACCAATGTAACCCATGTTTTGTTTTATAAACTCCTGATCAGCTGGTGATAGCGAACCAAATCTATCCATTGCTCCAAGCACCATACTTACAGGACCAAAACCTTTTATATTGCTCATTATGCCACTAGCTTTATCTTTTATGTTTCCTAAAGTATTTTGAATTTTACCCGCAGTAGTTAACTCTAAAGGAATATCTTGCCCATAACTAAAACCTATTTCACCACCCGGAGTGTAACCTATTTCCTGCCCTCCAATATATTCTCCTAAATCGGGACCAGTTAATTCCTGTTGTCTAAAACTAGGAAAACCCATAAATGTAGACTGAAGTTTTTGTTCATAATTTCTATCTATAAGAGGTGTTTTTTGACTATCAAAATATTGATTTCTTGTATCTAAGGTATAGTTTTGTATTAGATCATTTACTCCACCAGTATAGCTACCACCTCCACCACCTCCACTACCTTGTGGTTGATACACAGTAGGTATACCTGCAGGAACTTCATCAGGATTATTAGTTGGTTTATTTACAGTATAAGGAGCAGCTCTGTATCTTTCTTGCGGTATAAAAAAATCACCCGCAGCGTATATACCCTGATCTTTTAAATTATAAAAACTCGGTGTTGTTACCATTATTCTTCTTTGTCCTCATCGGATGCTGCACCTAAAGGTGGCATCGCTGCTACTTTTACTTTTAATGATCTTGTTACGTGTTCTTTTTGTGTATCTGTATCTGGGTTTGCAATATCATCTTCTGCTTCTTTGTCAGAGTTATATTCATAACCAGTTTCTTTATTTCTCAATACTACTTCTGTTTCACATTTTACGACTGGTACTTTTTTACCATCTATCATTACGTACTCTACTGACCCTTCTTCTATAAACGCCATAATTTAATCCCTATTTATTTCTAGCAGAGAAACTACCATGTGTAGTCTTGCTGCGGTTGTTGCTTGTGCTTTTAATATCTCACTCTCTTGTAGTATAATCGGTTGTGTTATTAACTCTGTAGTTGCATTTGAACCAATTGTTTTTGTTTTAAAAAGAGAAAATACTGCTGCACTTGCATCTGTTAAAGTTACAGTTATACTATCTCCACTACCTGAATCATCAGATACTAAAATATTTTTTAAGATTGCTCTTGAGTTACTAGGAACTGTATAAACAGTTGTATTATCTGTATTTGTAAAATCTACTTTTGCGTTTTTGTATACGTTAGCCACCTATAAACCAAGAAAATCTTTCCTGCTCCTGTTTTTGTTCATCTAGAAATGTTGAATTTAATTGTTCTACAATCAAAGCAACAGCTCTGTTAATTTGTTTTTGGTTAGATATATCGTACTCCTCTTTTGGTTCCGGTAATCTTATTACTATCTTAGCCATTATCTTCTACCATCTGGTTGTACGTCTAACCTGAATGTGCCAAATCTCCACGACTCAGATACAGCATCATTCTCTATCTTAATATTTACAAATCTTCCACGTGCTCTTGTATCCTTTTTATCAGTACTTGCAGTAATTGTAAATGGACTCAAAGTGCTAGTAGTTTGTGAATCTGAAGGGTATCTTTTAACAGCTAATGTTACTTTAGCATTGCCTGCTAATGTTTTAAAGTCTGGTAAAAATCTTCTAACAGCTAAAAATACATCACCTGCTATAGCATATGATTGTCCTCTCTGCATTTGTTGGAGATCATAGTCATATGATTGTACAAAAGATGTTACTGTTGTTGTAGATCCATCAGGGTTTACCTGATCTGTACCTACCTCGTGTTCAAATAATGTAGTTTGCCCGAGCCCTGATTCTCCTACAATGACTGGAAATGTACCTGACGCACTATCATCAAACTTAGTTGCAAAAGGTGTTGGATAAACTGTTGCATCAATCCAGGTAGTTCTAGCTTCTGTTCCTATATACCAAACTGGACCTGTTCTAGAATTACTTTCACCATAATTATACACAACATATTGATCATTATATTCTGAGTTTGTTGATGGGTAATACCATACTACTTCTGTAAACTGATTATTTAGTCCTGCATACACTTGCTGTCCTTTTGTAGTGTCTGCTTGGTCGTATACATAATCTTGTACTGAACATGGAATAGATTTAACTGTACCATCAAACGCAAAGAAACCATTTGGTGACATCCAATATGCAACACCATCTATTTCAACCGCTGCATTCTTACCAATTAATCCACAGTTAGTACCTACTTGTTCAAAACCAAACGTAAACGGAGCACCTACAAACTTCATGGTATATAATGCATTATCGGTCCAAACAAGAATTGCTTCTTTTGCTTTTAATGCACCCATAATTTTTGTACCATCTTGAAGTCTTTGTGAACCTGCTGAGTTAATTGCTGTAATTGTATAATCATTTATATCTTCTTGTTCTGAAAATCTTATAAACATATCATCTTGTGTTGCTGTATTACCGATAGTTGTTTCTGTACCTAGATGAATTAAGTGACGTGTTGTTGGTGATACTAATGTTACCCTTGTTGCAGTTGGATTATTTGTAGTTGCAAAACCAGATGTTGCTGTTGATGCTCTTACTTCTAATGGTGTTGAAGCTCCTGCATTCCATGTAAATGTTTTACCATTTGCAATAGTTGCAACCAATACTTGACCAAAATTACTTAATGACCAAAGACCTGGTTCAAGTGTTATGTCATTTGCAGATGATGCTTCACCCCAGTTTCCTGCTCCCCAAGTATCTGTACCCCAACCATAACCATATGATTGTGCGGCAGGGCCTACTGGCTCATAAGGAATTAATTCTATACTACCGCCTGTTGATACAGTTGCTGATGCATTAGAACTTTGTGTAACTGTAAATACAGAACTAGATGTAACAGAAGTTACTTGAAAGTTTTTATCTTCAAAATCAGATGCAGAATATCCTGTACCACCAGGTAATGTTACATTGTTAAATTGTACAATGTCTCCTGCTACTAATCCATGTGTAGATTTAGTTATAGTACAAACAGCTGAACCAGATGTAGTTGCAATTGTTGCACCAGATAAAGCTGCCTTTACAGGTGTAATGTCATATAGCTGACCTTCAAAATATAATAATAAAAATTTATCTGTGCCTATAGCAACGTATCTATTACCGTCAAGATCAACAAACGCAAACTGTCGTCTTGCAACACCACATATTGTATCTGTAACAAGTGATGACCAACCACCAACTTTTTCTGGTAGTAAGTATCTAAATCTTACGTTATCACAATCAACCCAACGTTGTTCAGCACCAACAGATGTATTCTGTTTGTCGATTCCTGGAAAGAATGTAAAGTCAAGTAGAGCCATGTTTTAGCTCCTATATTTTATCTTTATATACCCAGCCTAGTGTTGCATTAACATACACTAACGTAAAAGCTGAAGCATTTGCTGACACTACTAAATTTGCTGCAGATCCATTAATATTAGATCCGTTTCTGCCAACTGTTAAATTGTTAGATGCAAGATTGTTTCCGCTATCAATAAATGTAACTTCGTTTCCAATAGCAGGTGAAGCTGGTAAGTTTATAGTAACCGCAGCACTTATACCACTTCCTGATGTATTTACTAAAACTTGGTCACCGTTTACTGCAGTGTATGTAGCACTTGGTGTATGATATCCTTTAGTCTGTAGCTTACCTGTAATATTTGTACCATCAGAATATAGAACTGTTGTTGATCCAACTGGTAAAGCTAGCCCGGTTCCTGATACAGTTTTAACTGTTAATGTATAATTTGAAGCTGATCTAGATGTTGCATCTTCTACAATAAAAACTCTCTCTGCAGAGTCAGGCATAGTAACTGCTCTGTTTCCGGCTAGTGTACCAGTTAATTTATAATATAAATTTTTACCATTTGCTGTAGCGTGATTTGCTAAAGATAAGGCTACATCTCCAGATGCTACATCTAACGATAAATATCCTGATGATGCTTGTTCTAATATCTGTAAATTTGTATTTGTAATTGTACCCCAGGTTCCTGATTTTTCACCTGTGGTAATTAATTCTAGTTTTAAATCACTTGACGTACTCGATGCCATATATTTCTCCTACGGATTATTCGGGTCAATAGGTACCCAGGTACCAGTTGCCCCCGGAACTATCGGGTTCCATGATATCACAGAAACGGTACCAGTTGCAAGGTTTATTCTTATACCATTTACAGCCACTCTTTTGTTAACTTTGACAGTAACATTACCTATGGATATTTCTATTTCAGAACCTCCTGGTAATACTCTTGCAGAAGCAGTAATACCAACAGTTCCTGTACTTACATTTACTCTGTTACCTGTTATAGCAACAAATACACTTACGCCACCTGGATCGGCAAATGGTGCTCCGGCAAATGTGCTTCCTCCAAAATACATATTCTATCCTAAAGATGTTTGTACTGGTTCCCAAGTCATAGTAGCACCTGGTACAATACCATCCCATTTTTTAATTAATACAGAACCATCTGCCATATTTATTCTACTACCATCTGGAGTAACTGTTGCTTTTGCTACAATTGTTACGGTTCCTGTTGATAAATTTTGTCTGTTTGTTGTAACTGTTACAGTTGCATTTGCTTTAGTTGTAACGTTTCCTACAGCTACATCAACTCTGTTTCCTGTTACTGAAAGATTTGCATCAGCTGTAATTGTTACAGATCCAGTGCTGACATCGACTCTAGACCCATTTGGTAATACAGTTGCTTTACCAACTGTTGTAACATTTCCTGTATTTGTATTTACTCTAGATCCTGTTACAGGATACTTAAATGCAAATGTAGGTGTGCCTGTATTTAAATTTACTCTTGACCCAGTTAAAGCTGTTACAGCTTTTGCAACAATAGTTGGATCGCCACTAGATACATTTATACGGCTACCATCAGGAGATACAATAACACCTGTACCTTCAATAATAGTTACATTACCAATTGTAAAATTAAGTCTATTACCGGTAACAGAAATATTTGCTTTACCTACTAAACCTACTGTGCCTGTTGATTCGTTTATTCTAGACCCGGTTACATTTACAAATGCATTAGGGTTAAATCCTGAATCTCCAAAGGGTGCTCCTGCAAAGGTAGTTCCGCCAAAAAACATAATATATAATCCTTAAAAGGAGGCTGCGTGGTATGTGGTGGTGACACAGCCCCCATCTAAGAATTATATCATCGTTTAAACCAAGAAGGAAGACCTAAATGTGGACGTTTGTCAAACATATTATCCTTCGCTCCTGGGGTCTTACGATTGTTATAATGCAGAAAAACTTGTACGCATTCTTTACCTTTGAATTTTTCTCTCCAATGTTCTAGCTCAACACCCCTATAAACCAACATATCTCCAGGTTTTAAGTCTACCCTAACACCTCTTGCTTTGCTAGCTGCAGTAATATTTTTACCATCTGGTGCACCTACATTTTCATTTGGGCTTAAATATATAGGCCAATCATCTCCGCCAAGATTCATCGTAGTAGATATCTCACAACTAAATCTATCTTTATGTCTTTTTAATTCATCACCTTTTTTATAAATTCTTGCATAAGTATAAGCAGGATATAATTTTAATCCTGTTGCTTTTTCCATACCTGGTTGACATTTAAGCAATAAAGTTTCCATAGCCATATTAGCGTATTGAGAATAAGTATTTGGAATCTGTTCATCTTTACCTTCGTAGTATCCAAGTATAGTTTCAAAAGGTGAAAAGTATCTTGATGCTTTACAAGTATCATAAACTTGTTTTTGCATTATAAAATAATTAGCAATAAAAGCTGCTAGGTCTTTTGATATTGCTTGACGAATGATTGTATACTTTTTCTTTTTAAAACTCATTCTAGTGGTCCTTTATCATAAAAGTTTATATAAGATGTAATTAAATACCTATCTTTATTTTCAGGACAAACTTGTCCTTTATGTGTATGTGTAAAGTAACACGGAAATATAGCCACTCTCCCAACAACACTTTTAATAGTTTTATAATCTAAAAATTGTGTACCACAATTATGATTACTTAAATACATTTGCACATTTAACACCCTAGTGCAATGAGACATAGAATGTTCAGAATGCCAAAGATCAAAATTTTTTCCTGGTTTAAAATGTTTAAACCTAAAGTAATCTAATTTCCATTTTGAAGCAGTTAGTTGTATTCCTTTAAATTTATCTTTATATTCTTCTACAACGGGACGAAGTTTATTAATATATCCAAATGTTTCAACATCATAAAAATAATAACCTAAATGTGATTTTTCACCTTTAACACATTTTTTACTATATTTATTAATCATATCTTTACATTCTTCTTTAGAAAAAATTTTATCTTTAACTAACATAAAATCTTTAAACATCTTTAGCCATTTCTTTTGGTACAGCTTGTATATTCCAATGTATGAATCTAAATGGTTCCTTACCAAAATCTACTGCAAATTCGTGTTCTAAGAATCCTGGAAATATAATTAATGTACCTGGTTTAGGTTTAAAATGTATTAGCTCACTACCACCCCAAATACCTCTAATATTTGGTTTCATTTTTAATTTAGTTGCACGTGCCCCGGTTCTTGGTTCGTGAAATACTGGGTAAGATGTTTTATCACTACACTTTAAAAAATAAAAACCTGATACGTGTTGATTCCAATGTATATGTGCTGAATGATGGCCACCACCTTTTTTAGCAAATTCTTGCACCCATAGCTCACTAAACATAGTTTGATATTGTGACATATCATAACCTTGGTGATCTAAATACTCCCAAGATTTTTGACCTATATAATTTCTAAAATCTAAAAAATCATTATCGTGTGTTAATGGTGTTGAGTGATAAGATCTTCCAAAATCACCGTGTTTTTTTATAAATTCTTTTTCTCTTTTACGAGATTCAGTAATATATTTGTTACTTGCTTTATTTAAAGATTTTACAAACTCTGGTTTTTGTTCTGACCAAATGGTTGTGTTAAAATAGTTACTTATATACATTATCTAAACGGCTTTCCTAGATGCCAGACAACAAGACTGTATCTTGTGCCAGCGGTTACTGGTTTAACTCTATGCCACACAAAAGAAGGAAACACAATAATAGATCCTTTAGGTAATATTTCTTTTGCTCTTCTCAAGTGTTGACTTTCATCTCTCATGTGTGGATCGTAGTTTCTAAAATCAAATTCTAATTCACCACCTTTATATTCTGAACCATCTGTTAGCTGACAAGTCATAGATAGTTTTCGAATTCTTCCATGCTCTGGATGATTAACATCATCTCGTTGATATGGTTTATCCCAACTATCACAATGCCAATCATAATATTGATTATGTTTGTATTTTGTAAATTGACAAGATTCACTTCTTTCCCAGTCAAAATTCCAACCAGCGTTCCTATTTGCTTCATGAACGTATGGATGTAATTCTTTATATATCCAAGTATCATTTAACCAAACTAAATCAGAATTTCTTTTTCTTTTTAAATCTTTAACTTCTTGTTTGTTTAATTTTCTATCACCATAACCACCTGTTCTTGCCATAACTTCTTTTTTTTCATTAGCATAGGCTATAACATCATCACAAAATCTGGATGTTAATACACCACTAAAATACCAATAGTAATTAGATATATTCATAAGTTATGGTTTGAATAAAATTCAAACTGTCTTTCTGATTATTAGTTATGTAATACATATTAGTTGATGGAAACATTATAAACATATTATTTTCAAGTGATATATCCCAGCTTCTTCCTTTTCTTCTGTTATCTTCAAAATGTATTCTAACATTACAATTTTTAACTTTTACACCATATAATAATGTAAAGTCTGGTGAGTTACGTAAATCTACTGGATCAATGTTTAATAATGGAATTGTAGTTTCCGCAGGTTTATAAATATCACCCCACGTTTTTTTGTTAACTAGATTAATACCATACTCAAGACCAATATGATCTCGCATATATGTATTCAACATATCCCAAGTTCGTGAAAATGGAAATTCTTTGTTTTTAATTTGTGATTGTAAGATGTCACCTGATAATTTATCTCGGTCAATGTCCCAATCTTTAGGCATATCGACATCACCAAAATATAATGCTTGTTCGCTTAATACTTTCTTTTGCATACCACCACCATTTTTAATTTATGCGTTACCGTCTGTCAAGTCCCAAGATTGATTAGCTTCATTCCAACTATAATACCAAGCGTGTGTCATAGCTTCATTTTGTAAAGTTTGTTCTTCAGTCAATTCTGGAGCATCACCAATAGGTGATTGCCAAGATGCATTTGCGGTATTTTTTACCCAAGATGCATATGGTTTTTTAGGCCAAAAAATTTGATTATCTTCGTCCCAAGTATAACCTATACCTGCGTAGTTACCTCTAAATGCTTTTGAGTCGTCACCTGATTTATGTTTATTACTAGCTGTATTGTATGAAGTTTGAATCCACATTTGTGCAGGCCAATTGTTATGTGTTTCTAAATATTGTTGACCTACTGATTCATCCTCAACACCATCGGCATTTTTCATGTCCTTGTCATCAAGTGTTAATACTTGAATAACTTTACCGTTAGCTCCTAGTTTTGCAAAATGTGCCATAATGTTTCTCCTTATATATTAATTTTAAATACTAGTAAATACATATTAATTTTGAAATTTGTATCTAATAATAACAACTCCTGAACCACCAGCAGCACCAAAACCAGATTGACCTCCAGCTCCACCTCCGCCACCACTATTTGTAGCTCCAGCAGTTGCGTTAGATCCTGGAAATCCACCATTTCCCCCACCACCTTTTCCACCTGCTCTTGGTCCAGCAGGACTACAACCTGAACCACCTGCACCGCCTCCAGCATAATATCTAAATGAACCACAGGGAACACCATTACTACCAAAAGCAGTTGGTACTCCAGCTCCATCTCCACCTAATGCAGAAGTTCCACCTGAAGATGCTGAATCTTCTCCCTCATTAATTGCTCCGCCACCTCCACCACCTGAAGTTTGAGCTGAAGCTCCGCCATCACCACCATCTCTACCTTGAGCTGGACTAACTGGAGGAGTATTTCCTGTACCACCCGCAAGAGTAGGAGTTCCACCATCTGGTGGAGCACCATATCCACCGCCACCTGAACCTCCTGGTCCACCAACTAAATTAGCAGAAGAAGATGAACAAGATCCACCTCCACCACCAGCAGATGTTATTGTTGAAAAAGTTGAAGGAGAACCTGATAATCCAAATCCTGTAGGTGGTGTTGGATTAGGGTGAGGTCGTTGAGCTGCACCCCCTCCAACTGTAATTGGAAAACTAGCCACTGATGCTGTAATAGCAGCAGGAGCCGCTAAAGGTTTGCCTGGATAAGTCGCAGGAGCTAAACTTGGAGAAGCAAATCTAAAACCACCTGCTCCACCGCCACCTCTTCTGTTTACTCCACCTTGTCCTCCACCTGCTACTACTATATATTCTAATTCATTATTTCCAGTAGAATTACCTGCACAAGTAACTTCAAAAGTACCTGGACCTGTAAATGTGTGAATTTTAAAATCTCCACAACAAGTTATTGTTCCACCTGTAGCTACTACATATTTAGATGTAGGTGCAATTGATTGTAAACCATCATCTGTTACTAACCAACCTTGTGTTGAATCTACAAAAACTAATGTAACTGCCATACCTTCTGTTGATAAAGTTGCATTAACAGCCTGACCACCAATTTTATCTGACCCATTTCTAGTTAATGTAACATTATTTGTATCAAAAGTATTTGCATAATCTTTTATTGCAACAACAGCTCCTGCACTTCCTGCAGGAAGTGTTACATTAACAGCTCCTGAAGTTGTATTTACGAAATATCCTTCGCCAGCAACCGCTGTAAAATCTCCTGTCTTAACTGTTGTATTCCAAGACGCAGCACCTGTTGCACCAAAACCTGATGCAGTACCAGAGTTTGTAATTGATGCACCAGCAGGAATTGTAATGGTGTCACCACTATCTCCTAACTGAACTGTACCACAATTTGTTCTTGGACTAATTTTATTTACTTTTACTTCACTCATAATTTACCTATTGAAATTTATACCTTATTACTACTATACCTGAACCACCGCTTCCACCACTACCACCAGCTTGGCCTCCACCACCGCCACCGCCACCAGTGTTAGCTGTTCCAGAGACTCCAGCAGTGTTGCTTGCTGAACCAGCTCCACCACCGCCTGATCCTCCAGCTCCTCCGGATCCTCCACCTTGTCCTGATCCTCCACCGCCACCACCAGCTCTCGTGACATTTGATCCTGTAATTCCAGTTGTTGCACCAGTTCCGCCAGCACCTCCGTTAGGTGCAGAAGGTGTTGCAGAGCCAGCTCCACCTGCTCCTCCGCCTCCACCAGCACCTGGTGCTGGAGAAGTTCCACCATTACCTCCGTCATTTCCTTGAGGTGGTGATACTGGAGGTGTGTTACCAGATCCTTTACCTGGAGGATTTGAACCTCCACGACCACCTCCGCCACCACCGGAACCACCATTACTAGCGTCAGCGTTATCATCACCGCCACCTCCGCCACCGCCAGCAGACGTTATTGTTGAAAAAATTGAATTAGATCCTGGTAAACCTGCGTTTGCTCCTCCAGGGTTTGGAGATCCTGCTCCCCCAGCACCAACTGTAATTGGATAATCTTGTGCTGTTACTGTTACTCGAAGTGGTGCAGATGGATAACCATCTAAAGGACTTGCTGTGTATGGAGTTATAGGACTTTTTAATTCTCTATATCCTCCTGCTCCACCTCCGCCACCATTATCTTCAGCTGAACCACCGCCGCCAGCTATTACTAAATAAGATACTATATTTTCAGCAGCAGTTGCTGATGCAGCCGATACTGAAAAAGTTCCAGGGCTTGTAAAAGTATGAATTTTGCAATCACCACAAGTTGTTACTGTTCCACCTGATGCTACTATGTTTGATGAACCTGAAGCCGCAAAATCTGAATCTTGTATTGATCTCCAACCTACTGTTGAATCAATATAAACTAAAGTTAAACCTTCGCCTTCTGTGGATAAAGCTACTACTCCTCCACCATCTCCACCATTGATTTTTTCTGAACCATTTGGTGCAATTGTTAGAGCGTTTGAGTCAAAAGTGTTGTTATAATCTTGAACTGATACAATAGCTCCAGCAGATCCTGCTGGCAAGTTTACTGTAAAACCACCAGATGTTGTATTACAAAAATATCCTTCACCATTTGCTGCTGTAAATGTGGCTGTTTTAATTGATCCTGTCTGCCAATCAACAGTTCCAGTTCTTCCAAAACCTGTTTGCGATGCGCCTGATCCTAAAGTTACTGTATCGCCACTTGCACCGATAGTTATTGTGTTTCCAGACTCTTTTATGATGTCTGCTCCACATGTATTTTGTATTGTATTTACTTTAATTGTACTTGTCATAATTATTGAAATTTATACCTTATTATTACTATACCAGACCCACCTGCTCCAGAAGTTTGTCCAGATGGACTACTATCTATTCCTCCACCGCCACCACCAGTATTTGTTCCACCGGATGTAGCACTTGATCCACTAGTTGCAGCTGCTCCACCACCACCTGCTCCACCTGTTCCTTGACAAGATGGACTAGCTTGACTTTCTGCTTGACCTCCTCCACCACCAGAAAAATATCTAGCACCTGAAACAGGACCTGGTGTTCCATTACAACCAGCAAAACCTGTTTGAACTACAAAACTACCAGCTCCACCAGGACCAGCTTTTGTAGCGGGACTTGGACCATTACCTGACCCTGCGCAAGCAGCTCCACCTCCGCCAGAACCTTGGTTAGTTTCAATTGCTGGATTAGTGTCTCCTCCTGGATTACCTTGAGGAGGAAAAGTAGCAGGGGTATTACCTGATCCTGGTCCACCAGTAGCACTCATTCCACCTTCACCACCACCTGATCCACCAGGTCTTCCTGCAGATGTTCCATTTGGATTAGCTCCACCACCTCCACCGCCACCAGTAGACGTTATTGTAGCAAATATTGAATTACTTCCATCACCACCTTGAAATCCTGCTACAGGAGGTGCATTACCTGTTCCAGGACTACCACCTCCTCCAACTGTAATTGGAAAAGCTGTAGCTGATGCTGTTATAGCTATTGGTGCTGCTAATGGAGAACTTTGAGGTGCGGGCATAGATGTACAATTTGAAAATCTAAATCCTCCTGCACCACCTCCACCACCGCCACCATTAGCTCCACCACCAGCGCCACCTCCAGCTACCACTAAATAATCTAATTTATTAGATCCAGCAGAATTTCCTGCATTAGTTACCGTAAAAGTGCCGGGACTTGTAAATGTGTGAACTTTAAAATTTGTGCAAACAGTTGTAACTGTTCCACCCGTTGCTGCAACAAAAGCAGGTGTTGTACCCTCTTCTGTATCTTCAGCGTTTTGAACGTTAATCCATCCCTCTGTTCCATCTACATAAACAAAAGTTGCTGCTTGACCATTTACAGTTAAAAATGCACTTGCAGCAACACCACCTATTTTTTCTGAACCATTAGGTGTTATTGTTAATTTATTCGTTTGAAAAGTTCTTGTATAATCAGCAAAAGAAACTATTGCTCCAGCAGAGCCTGCTGGTAAATTTGCAGTCACAGTTCCACTAGATGTATCTATAAAATATCCTTCGCCAGATGATGCTGTAAATGTAGATGTTTTAATACTTCCTGTTTGCCAATCAACAGACCCTGATCTACCAAAACCTGATTGAGTAGCTCCACTAGCTAGTGAAACTGTACCTCCTGATCTACCTATAGTTACAGTTGTTGCATCTACAGTTGCAGTTTTACAAGCCCCACCACCAACTGTTAAAGTTGAACCTGATTGTTGTGTTATCTGATCTACTTCTATCTTACTCATTAAATTACTACTACCGTTCCTGTTATAGTTTGTGTTCCAGTTACTGTAACTGGTCCTGCTAATACTCCAGATGCAATTGTTTGATCTTGTGAAAGAGTTGTAGCATGTGTAACTAAATAATCTGTAGCTGTCATAGATGGTGACATAGCTCTCGATGCTGGTAGTGTACAAAATACATTTTTGGTACCTGCTCCAAAATCTACTTTGCTATCACTATTTGATGATGAGATAACTGTGTCTCTTGATAAAGTATCCGGTGAAGCATCAGTAACTGTACCAATACCTACCTCAAACTCTCCTGCAGAATTATTTTCTATTGCATAGAAAGTTGTATTTGTAGTTCCAATTCCTGAAACAAATGTTTCGTAACCTTGCTCCGCTCCTGCAAGATTCAAAGTTCCTGTTCCAGTAGTTGTACTTGTTTCTTTAACTCTATCGTTAACTATTAAAGCCATTACTACTCCAAATTTTATTACGCGTCGCCAAGTCTAATAATAGCGCTAGAAGAGTTAGCAGTTGGAAACTGAACAACGAAATCTCCGTTTGTTGCAGTTTTTGTTCCGCCAAAATCTAGAACTAATACAGCTGGGTTTGTTCCGCCACTCTTATAAATCAGTGCGCCTACAGCAGACAATGTTACAGAACTAAAAGTTAAATCTGCAAAATCAACAAAACCAATATTACTTGATACCGATACACCATTGTTAGTTAAAGTATTTCCACCTGAAGTATAGTTTGTTCCAGATGTAGAAACTTCATTCGTAGCAGTGAACGCAGTTGTTGCTGTTGTTAGGCCAGATATGTTAGTGTAAAGAGCAAGTTTAAAAGTTGATCCACCAGATGAATCAAAATTAAATTCTCCTTTTAACAGGTCTGTTTTAAAAGAGTCAGGTACTACATTAGCCATTTATATTTTCTCCTTATGGTGATGGCGATTTAATCTGAGCACGAATAGCGCCATCTTGCCATTCATCTCTACGTCTTCTACCTTCTTGTTCGATAGAGTACGATTTTGCAGCCCTTTGATATGACTGTTCATAGTATTGTAACAGATCCGCTGGACCTTTCAAGTATCCATATGCTTCTACCAGACATCCATACAAAAGTAAATCCTGATATTTATTAGATACAAAGGTTCCACTAGAACTTACAGATGAATCTGTAAGACTTGTAGGTTGTTTGACATATGCTAAAGTAATTTCAAATGTAGCGTTTGGTGTAGGTGCTACAACCCAAAAATTAGCGTCCCAGTTAGCATAATACTTAGGTAAACCACTAGCTGTGCTAGGTGTGTTGTAGTATTCTGTCATGAAACTAGTATCTCTTTTTTCTAAAAATACTTGGTTGTTTGAAGCATCTTTTAATTGAACATATCTTATAACTCTAAGATCAGATGGAATTGTTACATATCTGTTTCCAGATTGTAGGTTTGATGTAGCGTAAAATCTGTTATCATCAGAGTCTACTTCTCTATAAATTCTGTTTTCAGCATTTTTAATTATTGTATTTAATACAGCAGTCGACAATACAGAACTATCTACTTCAGTATAGTTTCTAATATCATCTTGTAAGTTTGTAAGTGTGTATGCCATTATGGTGATAGTGTAACCGGACCAGCCGATATACTTCCTCCTCCTATTTTTGCAGTTGCAGTTGCTGTGCCTGAAGCTGTAAAAGTATAATTATTAGCATTTGTAACTGTAATTGTAAATCCCGAAGCGTTATTAATATCTGCAGAAGTTATACCTGCACCAGGTTCTGCATCTCTAAATCTAACAGTATCACCTGTAGTTCTTCCATGGTTATCTTCAAATACAGATATTGTTGTAGACCCACTCGTAGCAGACAATGGATTTAAAGTTAGTATTCTTGCAACAGCAGGTTCAACTCTTGCAGGTCTTGCATTTAATAAACCTTGTGGATCAGCACTATGTGGTTTTGGTTCTAGTTGTGGGTGTTTGGGTTCAAACTCTGATATGTGAACTCTTGCACCATTCCATTCTATTACCATTTCAGAATATGGAAACGCTAATCCAGATCTATCAGAAATAAATTGTGCGTATTTACCTGAAGAAAGATTAGACATTAAGACTCCGGATAGTAAACTTTAGGGCTAATATATGTACTAGTAGAAGAACCATCTTCTTCTAAAGCTCTTTGTAATTCATCTTCGTATAACATCTTTAGCATTTGAACTCTGTCTGGTGCATTTTTAATTGCAAGATAATAAGCTAATCCTGCAGTCATACATGGTACAAATCTATATGGTACATCTGCATCATTAGTATAATCTCCAGCATCTTGAATTCTTTTTACATAATAATAATTTATAAATTTACCTGCTTCATTAGAACCAGGTGTTAAATATAAAGTAACTGTAATTTTATCTATAAATCTTTGAACATAGTATTGTGATGGTGTTCCAGTAGATGTCTTGTTTGATAGTGCTTGATACTGCGATCTATTTATTTTTGTAAGTGGTGTGTCTACATTATTGTTTCTAAAAGATGCTTCTAATACATCATCAACACCATAAACAGCAGTTGTGCTTGAAGTACCATCACCTGTTGATCTAAACATTGTATAAACAGATTGATCAGCAACTAAAGTAAAATTATTGTTTGCTATTTCCCAATAATGCAAACCTCTGTTTGCCCATTCTTGAAATAAAATATTAAGAGATCTTCGGGCAGATTTTAATTGATAACCAGATACACCTTGTATACCAATTCTTTCAAAAGATTCTTCAACAATATCTGAAATAGAAAAACCTTTTTCAAATACAGTTGTACCCGAAGTAGTGTTGGCCATTTACTCTCCTATTTATCTATAATAACAGTTGCCGTTGCATTTGATATAGCAGAAACTGTCATTCCGCCTTCAAATAAAATTCCGTCTTCTGCTAGATTATAAGAAAATACATCACCTGCTGGTACGTCTACTTGAAACTGTGTTACTGAGTTTCCGTCTTGTAATGTAACTGAACCTGCAGAACCTGTTGATGCTAAAATAATTCCTCTTAATCTTGTTCTTCCTGCAAAGACTGATGTAGCGTCTGTTTTTCTAACTGCTTTTACGTCTGATTTCATTATCCTGTGTATCCTATTGTTACAGAGTCTGTAGTAGTTAAGTCTAAATAGACTCCTGTTTTAAATCTTATACCAGAACCAGGGACCATTATATCTAATCCTTCATCACTAAATTTAGCTTGAAACTCTAAAGAACCACCTGTTCCAGTTCCATCATGTAATTTTACTAAACAGTTAGTACCACCATGAGCTTGTATGTAAGTTACTCTACATGGTCCTAAGTTTGTACTACCACCAGTGATAGTTTTAAAATTACCGTCTGCTGTTAATGTTGTAAACTTCTGATCACTTATAAACGATCCGCCGCCTGCCATAATTATTCTCCGTTAAATTGATGTGGGGCCGAAGCCCCACAAAATTATTTATTACGACTCTTTAGCAAAAGTTCCTCTAACTTGAGTAACTTGCCATGCTGTAGTTCCATCTAAAGATGCAATTACAACGAAGTCACCTTGTTTAGAAGTAGCTTTTGTATTGATTAAGTCTTTGTCATCTGTTGAAGAACCAGCGTATGTGATTCCATCAGAAGCGTTTGGACTGATTGTTAGAGCGTTTGTTCCATCAGGTGCATTGTTTGCAAATTTAAAAACTGCTCCCACTGCAATTGCTGGTAACGTAAATACAACACCATCAGTTTCAGAAACAAAAGTTTTTCCTGAATCAGAGGCTTGTACAGTGTAATTTGAACTTTTAGTTTCAATATTTACACCTTCTTTTCCTTCAAGTACTGGACCTGAAAATGTAGTTTTTGCCATAATTATATCCTCCTAGTTTACAGATCATAGTCTCTAGGCCGTCGACTATACGCGTCTATGATCTTTTGATAATTGTATAGTGATTATTTTATATACTAGATTTGAGTAGAGCGCAAGAGAGCCTGTAGTGTGAATTGAATTTATTCAACGATGTAGCTTTTTATTAAGTAGCTACTGAAAC